CTTGTATGCATAGCATCAAGGATGAGATGACTCGTTACAAAGGCTTCTTGGGTGGTATTGCATTCCTTGCATCTGGAGTTGGTATCTTCTTGACACTATTCAAAGACTGGCTCTTGAAACACTTTTAAGGATTATTATGTTTGGTAAATTAATTGCACTACTTCTTCTCTCTAGAGACACAGCACATCGTCAACACTGGAATACAATTAGCTTTTCGCACCACAAGACTCTCAATGAGTTCTATGACAATATTCTGGAACTGACTGATTCGTTGGTAGAGAAATATCAGGGACGAAATGGACGTATTGAAGTTCCTACATTAGAAGAAAAAGATACCTATACTGAGAATGCTATCACAGTTCTTAAGAAGCATTTAGACTGGATTGAAAAAGCTCGGTATCAAGCTGCACCAAAAGAAGATACTTCAATTCAAAACATCATTGATGAGATTGTAGGACAGTATCTTGAAACCCTTTATTTACTAACACTTGAATAGGAAATTATTATGCCCCTCAAATCAGGTAAATCCCAAAAGACTATTTCTTCCAATATCAAGAAAGAAATGAAAAGCGGTAAGCCACAGAAACAAGCAGTAGCAATTGCTATGAGCAAAGCTGGTATGGCTAAGCCTAAAAAGAAAGCTAGTACTTGGGTAGGCTACTAATGAAACAAGGACTCTATTCTAATATTCACGATAAGCAAGCACGTATTAAAGCTGGCTCTGGTGAAAAGATGCGTAAGCCTGGATCTAAAGGTGCTCCTACTGCTAAAGCTTTTAAACAATCTGCTAAGACTGCAAAGAAGAAATAATGGTTAAGAAGGTATATCAGAACCCTGATGGTGGACTTAATCAAAAGGGTAGAGACTTCTACAACAAGACTACTGGGTCTAAGCTAAAGCCACCAGTGTCCGCTAAGGAGGCTGCAAAGTCTCCCAAGGCTGCAGGTAGACGTAAGAGCTTTTGTGCTCGTATGGAAGGTGTAGCAGGTCCTATGAAGGACGATAAGGGCAGACCTACTAGGAAAGCTCTAGCATTAAAGAAGTGGGATTGTAAATAAATCCTTGACTTTTAAACAAATTTGTGATATAATATTAGGAACTTATGGCATCCCCTACCTACTTACAACTAGTAAATGACGTACTGATAAGGCTTCGTGAAAACGAAGTTACTTCAGTAGCTGACTCTGCCTATTCAAAGCTCATTGGTAAATATGTCAATGATGCTAAAAGACAGGTAGAAGACGCTTATAACTGGAATGCCTTATCCGATACACTATCAGCCGTTACAGGATCTGAAATATTTAACTATGTTTTGGTAGGTTCTGGTCAACGCTTTAGAGTTATTGATGCTGTAAATGACAGCACAGACGATTACTTACGTCTTAAAACAACTCAAGATATGAATCAATTATTCTTGATGACAAGTACTGAGTCAGGTGCTCCTAGGTATTACAACTTTAATGGTACTAATTCTGATGGAGATACTCAGGTTGATGTGTATCCTATTCCTGATGGTGTTTATAATTTAAGATTTAACATCATCAAACCACAAGTAGCTTTATCAGCTAACGGAGATAGTTTACTAGTTCCTCCTGAGCCAGTCATCTTTGGTGCTGTAGCTCGTGCAATGGTAGAGCGTGGTGAAGATGGTGGTTTAGCTGCTAATGAAGTATATGCTCTTTACAAACAATCTTTAGGTGATGCTATTGCTCTTGAGAGTGGTCGTTATCTTGAAGAAGATTCCTGGACTGCTCCTTAATGGCTGAACAATTACTAACAGGTTCGATTCAAGCACCAGGGTTTTCTGGATTAGACATCCAGGATGCTTCAGTACAACTTACAAGCGGATATGCATTAGAAGCTTTTAACTGTGTTATAGATAAGTATGGTCGTATCGGTGCTCGTAAGGGCTGGTCAAAAGTAAACACAACTACGCTTGGGTCTTTTCCAGTTAGAACTATATTTGAATTAGTTAAGTCTGATAACAATGTAGTGTTTAGTTGTGCTAATAATAAAATATATACAGGCACTACTACATTAACTGCTGCGGTAGATACAACAGTTACTAATGCTGCAGGTACTGGTACAACTGCATATACTATTTCAGCTAATAACTGGCAGATAGCTGCAATGCCTTACAATCATGGTGGAAATACTTCTTCTCATGCCATCTTTGCACAACTTGGTCATCCACTATTAGTATATCATAAGCTAGGCAATTCTTCACATAATCATACTGGTGCTTATGGTTTTCAAAGACTAGGTGATGTAGGTACTTTACCTACTGGATTTACAGTATCAGATTTTACACCTAACTGTGCATTGACAGCTTATGGTCGATTGTGGGTAGCTAATATTACTGGTAACAATCAAACTGTTTACTTCAGTGACTTACAAGACCCAGCTAACTTTACGACAGGGACTTCAGGTTACTTAGATATCAGTACTGTTATTCCTACAGGTGACGGTATCGTAGCCCTAGCAGCACACAATGGTTTCTTTATTATCTTCTGTCATCGTAGTATTTTAGTTTATAAAGATCCACAAGTTCCTTCTACAATGACATTGCAAGATGTTATTAAAGGTATTGGTTGCATTGCTCGTGATTCAGTAGTCTCTGTATATGGTGCTGATATTATGTTCTTATCTGAGACTGGTGTACAGTCTTTAGGTAGATTAATTCAAGAAAAATCAATGCCATTGCGTGATGTATCTAGAAATGTACGTGATGATTTAATTGCTAACGTAGCAACAGAAACATTAGAAAACATTAAAGCAGTATATTATGCTTCTGATGCGTTTTATTTGTTGTCTCTTCCTTCTACAGGATTTACTTATTGTTTTGATACTCGTACAATGTTAGAAAATGGGGCAGCAAGAACAACTATTTGGAAAAGTATTAATCCAACAGCCTTTCATGTAACAGAAGCAAAAGAATTATATGTAGGACAAAGTGGATATATTGGTAAATATAATGGATATCAAGATAATGCTTCTTCTTATCGTTGGTCTTACTATACTAACTACTTTGATTTTGAACAACCAACAACTATTAAGATTCTTAAGAAATTAGGAATGGTTGTTATTGGTGGTGGAAATCAAGCAGTTGCTATTAAATGGGGATTTGATTACACTAACAACTATAATAGTAGTGTAGTAACTTTGCACCCAGTAACTGTAGCTGAGTATGGCATTGGTGAATATGGTATTGCTGAATATGCTAACGGTATTGCTCTTGATACATTAAAGTTTAATGCTTCAGGTTCTGGACGGGTATTACAAATTGGATTTGAATCAGATATAAATGGATCTCCATTGTCTATTCAAAAAGTGGATGTTGCTATTAAAACAGGTAAGAATCTTTAAGGATTACATATGTCAGATTATTCAAAGTCAACTAATTTTACTACCAAGGATACGCTTCCTACTGGTAACTCAGGAAAGATTGTTAAAGGTACTGAATTAGATACTGAGTTTATTGCTATTTCTTCAGCTATTTCTTCTAAAGCTGATGTATCTAGTCCTGCTTTATTAGGAACACCTACTACACCTACTGCAACTGCTGGTACTAACACAACACAAATAGCTAGTACAGCTTTTGTACAAACAGCATTAGCTGGTGCATTTAGTTCTGGTATGATTTTAATGTGGTCAGGTCTTATTTCAGCAGTGCCTACTGGATGGTATTTCTGTAATGGTGCTAACGGAACTCCAGACTTACGTGATAAATTTATTATTGGTGCTTCTGCTGATAGTGGTGGTGCTGCTAAAACTAACGTAACTGCATCTTACACACAGACTGGTGGGACTAAAGATTTAATTGTTGTAAGCCATACACACACTGCAACATCTACTGTTACTGACCCAAGCCATTCACATACAATTAGTGGCGACGTTGCAACATATAGTGGCGGTGGTTCTTCTGGAGCAAATAATAGTTTAGGCAGGGCAAGTGGTACAAACGCTGCAACTACAGGTATTAGTGTATCTACGTCAATTGCATCTGCTGGAGCTAGTGGAACTAATGCTAACTTACCTCCGTACTATGCACTTGCTTTTATCATGAAAGCATAATGGTTAAAGTACCAGTAGTCAATAGATTAGACTACACAATGTATCTTGAGCCTTGTGCTGATATGTTGTGGTTTCATACAGATGTACGTAAGTGGACACCAGAAGTAAAGAAAGAATATTTAAAAGATTTAAAAACATTGCAGTCTTTAGTAGCAATTCCCTTAGCAGCTTTAGTAGAAAAAGACAATATAAAGTTAGCTAAGTTTGGTAAGTCCATAGGATGGATTAAGATTAATCAACTAAATATGAATGATAAGAAATATGATGTATATACCAGGAGCGAAACATGGGTGATATAGTAAGTAGTATTACAGGTTCAGGGGGAGTATCTAACGCAGCTAATACTGCAGCAGATCAGCAAAGACAAGCAGCTTTAACATCTGCTAATATTGCTGCATTCCGTCCTGTAGGAATGACAACTAGATTTGGTTCTTCTAATTTTACTCGTGAGATTGATCCAGCTACTGGAGTTCCTTACATTTCTAGTGCTGGATATACTCCTGCTCCTGAATTATCTCAACTACAGAATCAATTGTTTGGTCAGTTTAATCCTGCGTATGCTCAGGGTCAAGGAATGGCTGCTCAGTATGCTCCACTGACAGGTGCTTCTCAGAGTCTGTTTAATCTAGGTCAGCAATACTTAGCTCAGTCTCCTGATCAAGCTGCTCAAGACTATATGACTTCGCAGCAGAACTTACTTGCTCCTGGTCGTGAACAACAATTAGCTAATGTTCGTAATCAATTATTTCAAACTGGTCGTACTGGCTTAGCTACTGGTGGCACTACTGCTGGTGGATTAGCTCAGACTAATCCTGAACTAGCTGCTTATTACAACTCTGTTGCTAATCAGAACTTAGGTCTAGCTGCTCAAGCTCAACAAGCTGGTCAACAACGTACTCAGTACGGTGCTTCATTATACGGTACTGGTGCTGGTTTATTGAATACTCAAGTAGGTGGTCAAGCTGGTGCGTATGCTCCGTTAAATACACAACTAGGATTATCTGGTCAAGTAGAGAATCTATCTCAAATGCCTTATCAAATGGGTGTTGCTTTGGGTGCTTCTCAAGTACCAGGTCAAACTGCAGGTGCTCAACTATATAACCAAGGTCAACTACAAGCTGCTCAGACACAATACCAAGGTGCATTACAAGCTAATCAAATGAATAATAGTTTCTTGTCTTCATTGATTGGCTCTGCTGGTATGGCTGCAGCAGGTGGTGCATTTGGTGGTGGAGGACTAAGCGGACTATTTGGTAGTGCAGCTCCTGCAGCTATTCCTGCATATTCAGGATCTATGAATTTCTTTGGCGGTGCTAGTCCTACAGTAATGGGTGGTAACGCTGGTGTAACTGCTGGATATAGTAACCTTTTCTGAGGAATAATTATGGGACAAAATGTAAACTACTTGTTAGGTAATCAATCGCAGATGTTAGGTGCTGATCCTGAACTATATCGTCAACAACTGATACAACAAGAACAGCAACGTATTGCTGCTCAACCAGTACAGAATCAACTAGGTGCTACTGTAGGTGGTTTACTTGGTCGTGGTATTGGTAATCTTGCTTCAGGTAATAACTTCTTTGAAGTAACTAATCCTGTACTACAGAAGTTAACTAAGATTCAAGACATTTATTCTACTTCTTTAAAAGAATCAGACCCTAATGACCCTTCTTCTTTCTATACTTCATTACAAAAGAACTTTGCTGATGCTGGTCTAGGTCAACAAGCTATGATGGCTGCTACAGAAGCTAAGAAGTTTGAAGGTATTAATGTCAAGAGTAAGTCTGACCTTGTTGATTTATATTCTAAAGATCCTGGTGAATTGGCTACTGCTATTGCACGTGCTAAAGAACAAGGAGATACCACACAGGTTACTAAGCTTACTACATTACAAGATACAATCGATAAGAAGCGTGGTCTTGATATTGCTAAAGAACAAGCTGATATTAATTACAAGAATGCTCATTCAGAGCAAGCTAGAGCTGCAGCATCTAAGTATGCTCAAGAGATTGAGTCTGGTAAGTTTGACTGGAAAGTCATTAACGACGTTACTGGTACTCCTACTCACATGGCTAAGATTAATAAGAAGACTGGCGAAACAACTTACGAGCCTATCGTTCTTCCTTCTGGTGGTGCTGCTGCCCCTGGTTCTCCTGTAGTTCCTGGAGCAGGTAAACCACAATTAAGATACAATCCAGCAACTGGTGGTTTTGAACCTGTAGGTAAATAATGCCAATTATTCAAGTGCCTGTATTAGGGAATGTAGAGTTCCCTGATTCAATGTCGCAGGAAGAAATTGCATCTGCGATTAATAAACAATTAGGTATCACTCCTGGTGAGAAGTTTGGCACATGGGATACACTGTTACGTGGAGCTGAACGAGGTGTAACTTCGTCTTTAAGAGGCGCAGCAGGACTATTAGGAGCAAACGAAGCTGCTCCTTCTGCTGAATCGTATGATCCAATGGGTAACATAACTTCTAATATTCCAGAATTTACCAGCAATGGTCCTATGGATATTAAGCAACAAGCACAACTTGAAATAATGAGAGAACAAAATCCTGTAGCTGCTTATGGTTCTCAGTTTTTTGGTTCTATTGCAGACCCAGTTAACTTACTTCCTATTGGTCGTATTAATTCTATTGCTCAAGGTGCTAAAAACCTAGGAATTGCTGGTGGTATCAGTGGTTTATTAGAGCCTATTTATGGCTCAGATTCTAGACTAGCTAATACAGCCGTAGGAATAGGTCTAGGAGGAGTCTTAGGAGGCGGTATAGGGGGTATAGCACAGAAGTTTGGAAAGTCTGCTGTAGAGGCTCTAACACCTGCTGCTGAGGAAGCTCAACGTAGGGCTGGTGTTCCATATATCCTAGGTGGTACTGGTAGGGACAACACTGTATTCCCTGATGGTGTAGGAGAAGTAGGTCAAGTAGGGGCTAAGTCTCTACAGGACAACATTGCTCCTTGGATGCAGAACATAGCAGACGCAGAGACACGTACTAAGATTGAAGCAGATATCACTGGTGGTGATTATCGTTCTTTCTTTACTGATACTCCTTTTAGAATGGCTGATTCTCCTTCATTCAGAGTTGAAGAAGCTTTCAGTGCCAACAATCCATTACGTCAGCAGAACTTAGAAGCCTACCTCAAAGCTGGCTACAAAGCTGAAGACCCAGAACAACTACTAACTCGTATCGCAGCAGCTAACAAAGCTGGTATCGGTGCAGAGTTAGACATAAACCCAATCAATATTCCTGCAGATTCTGCTGTCAACTTCTTATTGAATCGTAAGGTTCAAGAGATTGGTGGTCGTGACTTAATGACTGCATACATACCACAACTACAACGTGGTGTGGATATGATTCAAAACATTGATGAACTATTCCTTAATGGTCGTGCTGCAGGTATGACAGATGCAGAGATCGCTGCTGTATTTAAAAAGGACTTTGATGAAGTCAAGCCCCTCCTCTTCTCAGCAATTGGAAACGTATCCAATATTGGTCGTGCTCTACAAGCAGCTAAAGCACAGAAGCGAATTATTGGTTCTACTGAAGAAATTATCAAAGGACTCAGCAAAAATGGTGGACAAGAACTAGGAGATATCTTTGCTCTTAGAGATGCAGTGTCCATGATTAAGAATGCTCCTGGTACTAGCTTTGAAAAGAACGCAGCAATTGCTAGTCTTACTAAAGACATGGTTAAACAACCTAACTGGAAAGATAAGTTTGGTGAGTACGTAGTTAACGCATACATTTCTGGTCTTGCTACTCCAATGGTCAATGCTGCTTCTGGTATTGCTAAGTTAGGACTACTCAGTGCAGAGCGTATCATTCAAGCTGCTACTCCAGGAAGTAAAGTAACTCTTCGTGAAGTTGTTCCTGCATTTAAAGGTATGATGGATGGTGTACTAGAAGGTGCTTACTTTGCTAAAGAAGGTTTCTTACGTGGTAGTCCTCTCGATGCATCAATGCCTGAGATTAAAGGTGCTATTGGTATGCAGACTGGTGCGTCTAAAGTAGAGAAAGTACTAGGTCAAGTAGTCCGTACACCTGGACGTGTTGGTGTAGGTACTGACGAGTTCTTCAAAGCTATCTTCCGTAAGATGGAATACAATGCACAGGCTGCTCGACTAGCTAATACTGGTAAGTATGGCGACTCAGAGACAGTATACAATCTTCTGCGTAATGTAAATACTAAAGCTTCTGACTGGAGAGACAACGTACTTAAAGCTCCTGGCTTAGCTAATATGTCTGATGCAACTCGCATGCAGTTAATTAAAGATGTAGGTGACTTTGCTAAGGCTGCTACATTCCAACAAGACTTAGGTAAGTTTGGTCAGAACGTATTGCGTTTCAGAGCACAACATCCTGAGATGGCATGGGTTGTTCCATTTGTTAAGACCCCTATCAACATTATGAAGGACGCACTGTCTTATACTCCGTTAGGTGTGTTCTCTAAGAACCTTCCTACAGATGTTAAGATTGCTCGTACTGCTATTGGTGTTGGAATAACTACTGCTGTCGCTCAAGCTATTGGTTCTAAGACACTAACAGGTAGCTATCCTAAAGATGCTGATAAGCGTAATGCTATGATTGCTGCAGGATTGCCTGAGTATAGTGTTAAGATTGGTGATACATGGTACTCATATGCTCGTGTTGAACCATTAGCAACTATCATGGGTTCTTCTGCAGATGGTATATCTGCTGTGCATAATTACTTTTCTAAGAATCCTTTGGATCGTAAGATTAAAGATTTAACATTAGATGTTGTTGGTGGTATTACTAAGAACATTGCCTCTAAAACATTCTTAGAAGGTATCTCTGGTGTGTTGCAAGCTATCCATGACCCTGCTCGTTATGGTGGTAGCTTCATCAATAGCTTTGCTGGTCTATTAGTACCGTCATTTGTAGCTGCTCCTGCACGTGCCTCAGATCCTAACATGCGTGTAGTAACTAACTTCGGTGAAGCAGTACAGAATCGTTTACCTAATCTAGGTCAAGACTTTGCTAGAGAAAACCTACCTGCTCAGTCTATGATTTATGGCGGTCAACGTCCTAATCCTTCTTATGGTGCTGCTGCATTTACTGGTATTCAAACCACTCCTGCAATACAGAATGAAATACAAAAAGAAACTGCTCGTGTAAAGCTAGACTATAACTTACCAAGCAAGTCTCTCAAGGGTGTGGAGTTAAGCGGTAATGATCAAGCTAACTATCAAGCCATATCTAGTCAGTATGCTGATCAGATACTAGCTACAATCATTGCAGCCCCTAGCTATCAAGCTGCTCCTGATTCTTTGAAGAAAGTTATCCTTGAAAAAGGATTAGCTAAAGCAAGAGCAACAGCAACTAAGATTATGTTTGGTGCTAAAGTGCAAGACCCTGAATTTAGAGCACAGTTTATACATCATAAGCTGGCTAAAAAAGGTGTAGAAGAGGAGTAATATCATCGACCCAATCACAGCTATCCTAGGTATCGGTAACAAGCTTATCGACCACTTCTTTCCTGATGCTAACCAGGCTGCTGCAGCTAAGCTTAAACTCTTAGAGATGCAACAGAATGGTGACTTACAAGTTATGGCTAGTCAGATGGATATCAATAAGATTGAAGCTCAAAATCCTAGTCTATTTGTCTCAGGATGGAGACCATTTGTTGGGTGGGTGTGTGGTGTAGCCCTAACTTATGCAGCGATTATAGAGCCTGTATCTCGCTTCTTCGCAACTGTTATATTCAAATACAACGGAGCATTCCCTGTAATCGATACACAGTTAACACTACAGATCCTATTAGGATTGCTTGGTTTAGCTGGTATGCGTAGCTGGGAAAAAGAAAAGGGAGTAGCTTCTAAATGAAGATAGAAGTGAACAGAGTTAAACTAGGTGATGACTTTACTGTAGGTAAGTTATCAGTAGATGGTAAGTTTGTTTGCTATACTTTAGAGGATAAGGTAAGAGAAGAGACTGGAGTTCCAGTTGAGCAGTGGAAAGTCATGGGTCAAACAGCTATACCTAAAGGCACTTACTCTGTTACAATCACTATGTCTAATCGTTTTAAGACGAAGCTTCCTCTACTTGATAGTGTTCCTGGTTTTAGCGGAGTTCGTATACATACTGGAAATTCTGCTAAGAATACTGAAGGATGTATTCTAGTAGGCGCAGGATGGGATGGTAATTCAGGGTGGATCAGTAGCTCTGCAGTGGCTTTTGCTCAGTTGCTTCCATTGTTGGAGAACACTACTGATCCGATAAGTCTTACTATTAGTTAGATACTCCAGCTATCCCCTTTAAGGAAGGAAGCCATAAGCCTTACAATACCTAAGTCAAGTATTAAATGACTAGCATCTGATTCTTCTAAGTTGACATACTCTATGCCAACCATAAATCCCATAATAAAATGTAGTTCTAATATCATTGCTGCTCCTTATTAAATTTCACAGCCACCTGCAGTGCAAGCCAAAGTTTGTGCTCCTTCGACATTATCGTCGTACTCCTTGAAGTTCTCCCAATCTACTGTAGTTGGTACTAGTAGATTTAATTTATTATACTGCTCTTCAGTACACTCTTCATAAGGTGCTTGCTTGTATGTTCCACCATCCATTGGCAAGAACGATACACCAGTTACCTCATCAAAGTACTTGAACGTCCAAGCTCCTACATCCATCCATTCATTCTCTAATACAGAGATCGTTACAGAAGGCTTATGCTCACAGTAATGACGCTGATAAATCAACCATAAACGTAAGTGTTCAACAGCAGTTAAGTCTTCACGTAGTAATCCACCTTCTGCCACTGCTACAGGGAAACTAAAGATTGTTGTTGTCTCAGGTTTCATGACACAAGGCTCTGCTACAAACCCTGCTTGAATCATAAACTGTGTTAAAGGGTCTTTGTTGTCAGCTCGAACACGACGAATATAATACTTGCTATGTTGAGGGTGAATACCACTAGCAGTACTACAGAGTTGTGATACCGTTCCTTCTGGTTTAACTGCAGTAACAGCAACAGATTGATTAATACCAATGGCAGCAGCGTAGAAAGCGTTAGTATCGACAGCCAGTTCACGTAGTTTCTCCAATCTCGCAGGTAATCCCTCATCATCAGGGTTATTCAATAAAGTATTATCACAGATACCAGTCATTGATACACCTAACAAAGCTTCTTCTTCTGTGTTCTTCTGCCATATCTTACGCAAGTAAGGAAAGTCTGTTAACGATGCTTGAAAAGTTCCAAGGATTGTAGCAAGACGAATCTTGTTAGCAATGCTATCTTCAGTATCAGTAGAGCGAATGATGCAGCTAGACAGATTACAGAACTGGTAAGGACGTAGAATAATTTCTGAACATGGATTTGTTCCGAAGTCATAACTCGAATCACGTCGTCCATTCTTAGCAGCTTGTTTCTGAGAAGCTTCACGATTAAAGATACCACGTTCTCCAGAATGCGACTCATAGATAGAACTCCACTCTCTCATAAACTGTCCAATAGATGGTGTCTCTAGGTACGAAGCAGAGTTATTTGCTAATGCACGTTGAGCCTGACCATCCCACCAATTACCTGCCTTAGCATGAGCCATCTTGTCGTCTGTTAAGTCTGACAAGCTAATCATTGCTGACCGTCTGACTCCACCCACAACAACAACTTCCCCGATTTTACATAGAATATCATGACACTCAAGGGAAGTGAGACGACGACCTGCTGCTCCTTTAAACTTGGTGACACAAAACCTATAAAGTTCTTCCAAAGGTGCTGGTCCAGAAGCTCGTCCTCCAAATGTTTTAAGTCTAGCTCCTGCAGGTCGAACTCGTGATACGTCGAACTTTGGAATCTCGCCAGCGTATAGAAGAGCCAAGAGTTGTCGAAGTGATTTAGCCCATCCTTCTTTAGAATCCGACACAACAATAGAACTCTTACTATCAAACAACTGCTCAGGGACTTCAGGTAATTTCTTGACATACTGTTGCTCCACAGAGAAACCAACACCAGTACCACAGAGAAGGATATACATCGCTTCGTCAAAGGCTTTAGGGTCATCAATAGGTAAATAAGAACAATTGAATGCAGCTACGTTCTGACGCTCTAACGCAGGACCTGCTGTCATTACTGCTCTCATACTGGGTACTACATCTAATCCTACTACTGCTTTTTCTAGCTCTGCACGTAACTCTTTAGGCATTGTGTAGTTCTGTTTGGTAGATAGGTGCTTCTCCATAAAATCAAAATATCGTGCTACTGTTTCGTTCCAATGTTCTCTGCGTCCTTTATCATCTAGGTAACGGCTGTACCTGGACTTAGCAATAAAGGTATTGTAAGGTGTCATGCTGTATGCTGTCATTCTTCTTCTGTCCAATCTACTTCCTTAAGAAGCCTATTATAATTATTTTCAATGATATCACCGAAGGTTTCAACTAAATCTTCTGAAGCTATGTCGAGTAGCTCCAGAAGAATCACTTCATCTAGACT